ATTCTTTAACCATCCAGGCATTTGCATAAGCTGACGGGTAAACATCAAACTTTGCTTTTGCTTTTGATTTTGCCTTTTTGTAAAGACTTGGATTTTTTACATTTTTAGGTATAGCCATTATTTAATTTTAACCAATTTCCAAACTTTTTGAATCCTGCTGGATTTCATAAGTTTATTAAACTTTTTATAAAATTTTACCACTTAACTTTATCAGCCCACCATGCAGCTGACATTTTGCCTCGTTTTATATTTTTAGCGTGTCGTGCCTTAAAACTTTTACGCTTGGCTTTCATTCTAGCAGATTCTCCTTTTTTCGGTGCTCCTGCTGTTCCTTTAAGGGTTCCAACCTTTTTGCCTTGTTGGCCAAACCTAATGGTTTTGATTTTGTCGCCTTCTTTGGCCACAACAACATGTGACTTGGTTGGATGATTAGGCGTACGCTTAGGTTTATTAAAACCGCTTACACCTGCTCTTGCTAATCTTGGATCTTTTTTAGTTGCCATAATTATTCAGGATAAGGTCTGTTTTGTATTAATAATATATCTAAAGCAGCAGAAACGGTAACCGTTCCGCCTGATGAGTCTGCTTTTGCTCTAATTTCTAAATCTGTTTTTTCAGTAAACTTTAAAGGATAGGGATACATAATCGTACTATATCCTGAACTTGATAAAACCCTGTCTTTTACATTAAAAACACCGCCATAGGGTCTAGCTACTAAACTTAAAATTGCGAACTTTCCTGCTGAAGAAGATGCTGATACATCTTTTTGAGTAACATAGCCAGTATATCCTCTAGGTATAGTATAGGTCATCATTAAGGTTTGATTATCGCCTATACCTACTGTAGCGTATTTGTTAGTAGGCACTCCACCTGAAGGTGTTGCTTCTGTTCCTACATATAAAACACCAGCGTTAGCACCGCCACTACCAGCAGTATTTACCACAATTCTATTAACTCTAAACCAAGTGCTACCATTTAATTCAACACCTGTTTGACCATTTAAACTTACGGTTTCTACTTTTTCATCAAAATTATTGTCTAGCCCACTAACGGTTACAGTTCTTGCACCAGTACCTGCTACTGTATCATCAGTAGAAGAGCTAGATATATAAAGAACTGAAGCTGAACCTAAATATGAATATAGACCACCTTGAGCCCATACGGTTGCTAAAGTGGTGTCTACAGAAGAATTAAAGCCAAACTTGTGTATGCTTTCGTGAAAACTTATTTGATCTCTAGCAACTTGTAATTCAAAAGGCTCTGTTTTACCGACTCTTGAAATTGATGATACTTCTTGTGCCATTAGCTTAGTTTAGTTACTTTGTGTTTAGAAGCTATACCGTTACCTTTACACATAACTGTGTCGCTACCACCACCTCTACTCATCATTTTAAAATCTGCACCAGATATTTTACCGTCTTTGTTTTTATCTAGTTTAGTTTGACCGCCAATTAAACCACCGTCTTTTTTACCTTGTGCTGCTTTTATTTGAGCTTCGGTCGGTGCACCTTTTTCACCTTTTTTACGCATACGTTCACCTGAGCCTCTTTCTATACGCTTACGTTTAGCATGGATATTAGCCCATAGTCCTGGTCTTTTAGCCATAACTACTGCTTCCCACTCCAACTAGCGTTGTGTCTTGTGCCCTGAGTTGCTTTACCTGTACCTTGAGTTTTAACTTTCCCTTGACCAAATACTTTTTTGAATAAAATATCTTTTACTCGTACTGGACCGTCAGCTAAGTTAATTCTATTAGGACCTTTTACGTTTACCTTTTTCATAATTATTTCCTTTGTTTAGCTTTACCGCCACGCTTCATGGCTGTCTTTTTCTTTTTACCTTTAGCCATCATCTCACCGCCACACATCATGCGTCTACGGTTAGCATTGCCTGCTGGTATTTTCATTTTTCCTCTTTGTTGTCCTGGCATTTTAAATTCCTCTGTTTTGGTTGTCTGAGTTTCTAACATCTCTTAGTAACTCGGCGTAAGTTTTACGGATGCTCTCTTTTTCTTTCATGAGAGCTTCCTCCCTATCTTGAGCTATCTTCATTTCTGCGATAGCTTCATTTGATTCTATTTTAGCTAAATCTACTTGAGATTTTAAGGCATCAGACTGTGCTTTTTGTGCTATTTCTTGTTGTTTTAATTCTACTATAGGGTTCATCTGTGCCATTTGCTGTGCTTGAGCCATAGCCTGAGCTTGACCAGTTACCACTTGAGTAGCCTGAGCTGCAAGTAGTGCTAACTCGTTCATTACTTCTGGTGGTATTTGGCTACCAAGTTCTGGTAGTTGTTGCCCTAATACTTGTTCTATTTGTTGCTTATACAACATAGCTTGGTGCTCTTGTATGTTCGCACTAATAGCCATCTGTGCTGTTTGATTTTGAGCTACCATAGGATTCTGTAAGAAAGAACTATGTGCAGCAATATAAGCATCGTGATTTTGGAACTCAAACGCCTTAATAGGTTGTCCTGTCATAGCTGCTTGTTGTTCGCTGATTGGGTCACGAGGTGGTATTTCTTGTACAGGCGGAAGTATGCCGTCTATGTCTTTTACTTCTAGTGCTTCGTACATACGCTTATAGGCTTCTCGTAAATCATGTATTTGCGGTGCTGCCTGTGCCATTTGTAGTTCTTGTTGAGCTAACATCACCCTTTGTGCCATGCTAAAGATATTAGGGTCACTAACTGGAATAATATCTACTCTATCGTCAAAGTCTGTAGCTTTTATTTCTCTACTTGCTCCTGGAACATCATAAGGATAAACAGGAGGTAAGCTACGAGAGAAAATTTTAGCTAAAAGCCTAAATTCTTTCTTTTGAGCAAAGTGTAAACGCTTGTGTATAGCTGACATCACCTTAGTACCACGTTCTAACATGGCTACAGTAGTGCCTACAGGTAGTTGTTGACTACCAATATCACCTACTTGCATGTCTGCAATACTAGCAAACCTTCTACCAGAGTCAATAATGACTCCTAATAGCTGAGTTAGTACATTACTAGGCTCTTTATAGGGTAAAGGCATCAATGCATCACGGATTGTGCCTCCTGGAACGTCAACATCCCTAAATTCACCAGGACGTAAAGGTTCATCTTCACCTTGTACTCTCATACCACGTGCTTTAAAGCCAGCAGGTAAGTTACTTAGTGTTCCAGCGTCAATTAACTGACGTAAAATTGATGTAGCGGACTTAGTAAGCCCTCCAATCATGTGAATTAAGCCAAAACCGTAAAATCCAAGTCCTGGAAGGAACTTATAGTGTACAAAATACTCTTTTTTACGGAATAATTCGTCGCCTTGCTCCCAATTACGTCGTATTGAGAGTATTTCATCGCTATCTTCTAGGATAGTTACGATGTATGGCACCGCAAAACCGTAATTATCTATGTCTGGAAGCTCTAAATTGACGTGTAACTCTAAAACTGAGTACTCATTATAGTCTGCTAAAGGCGGTTGAATGCCTTGCAGCTCATCAATTTTTTCTTTTGCTTCGTTATATTCTAAATCTACCCCTGCTTCACCTATTTGTACGTCTCTGTACGTACCGTTCATTTGTAATTTCTTTAAATCGTTACCAGTCATACTGATAACATGGGTAAATCTAGGACTAGTTTCTAAATCTGTAGTTTCATAAGCTACTACTAAGTCTTCAGCTTTTACTAATCTACTGGTAGCTCTACCTAATAGGTTGTCGTAATAAACTTTTTTGAATGCACTACCAGCTAAAGGTAGATAAAATAGTAAACTGTCCATCTCTGGGTCATATTCTTGCATAACCTCAGTGATTTGGTAGTTCATAAATTCTTTTACACGTTGACTTTGATCCATTGCTTCTGGGCTTTCGTTACCCATGACACGTGTTTTTACTGGACCGCCACTAGGCAATAATTCTTTATAGGCTTGAGCCTGAAATTGTGTTACGGACTCACTCAATAGTGGGTGATGTACACCTGTAGCTCCAGGGAAAGGTTCTTCCCTCTCCTCAGTTTTTATCCCTAGTAGGTCTAAACCTTTAGTAAATACATCAAGCCAGTCTTTACGTGAATCTTTATCTTGCTCAAAAGCGTCAACTAGTTCACTGGCTAAAGTTTGTAAAGATGAAGGATCAATAACTTCTGCTAAATTAACTTGATGTTCAGTAACAACTATTTCTTCCTCTTCAAATAAGGGAAATAAATTACCTTGTGGGTCAACTTCAAAAGCTGTAGTCTGCTCACCTTGTATGTCCATCTCCTCGGGAAGTTCTACTTCTAGAGTTTCCTCAATTTGATTTTGGAGTTCTTGCGGTAAGCCACCTTCTTGGAGATTTTGTCTTTCTATTGCCATGGGTTAATAATAACTTATTTTTCGCTTGGGATATAGCTCTTCGTCTTCATAGTCGCTAGGCAGTTTTATAAAACCACCTTGCCTAAAACGTAGTAATGCTTGTGTGGTTGAGTCTACTAAGTCATCGTGATCACCAGCAGGAAACATCGCACATTCTTCTATTACTTCATTTGCCCATTTAGTATCAGGTGCCCAAACCATACCTGACTCAAACAAAGGTGCACTTGCGTTTACTCTAGCTACCTTATCATTTCCTTTGCTGGGAGTAAAGTTCTGTACAGGTATACCAATGTTACGTAGTTCTTGAGTTAAGGGCATACCACTAGCCTTACCTTCTATAATAGTTACGTCAGGTTGCCATTCATTATATTGTTCTAGGGCTATAGCTTTTAATTCAGGAAAACTATACCTACCTTTTATAGCGTCTAATAAAATAATATGAGGGGCTGTGCCGTCATAGAAGTTTTCACCTAGACTGCCTTCTGGATAAAAAACTCCCCAAGTAGTAATAGCTGAATAGTCAGCCATCTCACGTTTTAAAAATGCAGTATCGTAACTTTGTATTAAGTATTCGCAACGTGGGGGTTTATCACTGGTCCACTCTTGCCACCATTCACGTTTTAATAAAGCACCTTCTTCTGAACTTGGATTCTGCATGTATTGAGCATGCCACTTAGGACCACCTCTTAGCGTAGCTTGTACACTTTCTAGTTCTTCCTTTGACCAATATTCTGGCCATAGAGGGTCGCCACTTGGTAATATAGCAGGAAGTTCTATCACTTCCCATTGATCCGCTTTAGGATCACGAGCCATATCTTTTAAAAGTTTACCTGTTAAATCGTTCACGTTCCAACGTGTCATAACTATAACGATGCTTCCTCCTGGCTGTAACCTTTGCCTTGGACCAGAGGTGTACCAATCATACGTGTCTTCCATGGACTTTGGGTTCATAGCGTCTTGTTCTGAATGAGGATCATCAATAATAAATAAGTCCGCTCCCCTTCCCGCTAACGCACCCCCTACACCAGCAGCATAGTACTCGCCCTTTCGTTTTGGGTCACGCTTGTCTTGAGTTTCCCATTTACCTGCTGCTTTTGAGTCTGGGTTAATTAATACATCAGGGAATATTTTTTGAAAGTCTTCCGTTAACATTAAGTCCCTAATCTTTCTACCAAACTTTACAGCCAAGTCTGCGGTGTGCGTGGCTTGTAGTATTTTTAAACTAGGGTTACGTCCTACTAAATACGCAGGAAAGTAATGAGAAGCAAATTCACTTTTCGTGTGCCTTGGTGGCATGTTGATAATAAGTCTTTTTATTTTGCCTTGAGCTATACGGTCAAAAGCATCAGCCATTTTAGCATGGTGTGCACCAGCAATAAACTGTGGCCATTGAGTTTTAACAAAGTCTAAAAAATTACCTTGAGCAGTTTCTACACGTTGTATTTCTGCTAACCTTTCGGTCAGTTCTAAATGTTCCTTGAGGACATCCTCAGGAAGTTGTTCTAGTAGTTCTTTTTTCAAGGTTTGTATTTTTCGAATGCTTCTCTTAAATCGTCCATCCTATCGTAGTGTACCGTGTCCGCTCCTCTATTATAGAAAGCCTCAATTTCATCTTCTGACATGTCGTATAGTTTATTGAGTTTATCTAATTCTTTTTTAGTAGCAGGGTCATTTCTTACAGCATCTTTTAAATTTTCAATGGTATTAACAGCATCTTTTAGAAAATCGTCTGTAACTTCAACGTTCTTAGAAGTTCCAGCTATTTCTTTTATTTGTTTTAATGTGAGGTTATTTAAATCTTTACTAGCTAGTCTTGTTAATATTGACTCTATTTCTGTAGAAGAAATAAATTCATCTTCAGCTTTACCATACTTACTGACTAAATTGTCTACTAATTCATTATTATACAAAAATACATTTGTATGATCCAGTATTGATTTTATAGGGGGAGTAAGCTTTGCTAAACCTGGGATATTGGGAGCTTTACTAATTTGTCTTGCTGCCATAACTACAGGGTCAACAAAAGGTGCAGCTAAAGCACTTATACCCAAACCTTGAACTACTTTTCTTCTTGTTAGGTCTGGTTGAACTTCTTCCGCTACTTCTTTACTTGATGTGTTTTTAACTGGGTTAGCATATCTTAATAAAGGTGGTACTCCTGCTAACGTACCCATTATCGCAGCAGTGGTTGTGTTGCCTTTTTTATACTCTCCTACAGCGTCGGCACCTAATACCCCTGATTCAGTAAGAGCAGCACCAGTACTAATTTTAGGTATCGCAGCTCCACTCAATCCCATCAAACCAGCGTCTAGTAAACCGAAATCTGATATTCCTTCTCCGCCCAACATATCAGAAACAGGACGGTTAGGTGAAAAATTTTTAGGAGGAGGAAGTAAACCAGCTTCTATCTTTTCTAGATAGTTCATGTATTTTTCTTCTTCGCTTTCTCCTAGTATAGCTTCAGAAAATTGTCTGCCTGTGTTGCCATATTTAGTTGTAGCTAAGTTACGAAGTTTGTCTCGCCAACTTAAAGTTGACGGATCAATAGGAAAAACTTTTTGTTCAGTTGCCATATTTAAAACAAAGGGAATACATCACCGTTTGTAGAGTCGACTGCCCAATATGTGTTATTAGGGTAAGTATAAATGTATAGTGTGTTAAATGGTTCTGGACCAAGAGGCTTACGTATCGTTACACTGACCCAGTCATCTTTATGTTTTTGAGCGTAAAGATACTCGGTTGATTCTTCTTGTGTTATTTCTATAGGTGGATGAATAACTAAATCATCCATGTAAGGCACGTCTAAGTCTTTTAAGTGAGCATGACCATTGTTTGTGCATTTAACTAAAAGACTGGTGTTATTTCTTCCTCTAAAAATACAACTTATAAATTCTAAACTAGTGGGAGAAGTTCCCTGATACAGTTTAGCTTCTTTTTCGTAGTGAAGAGCAGTTTCCCAACATTTATCTAACATTTGATTAAAATTCATAAATACTCCTATGTGTAATGTAGTGGCATTAAAGTAACAAGTCCACCACGGTTAAGTTTTAAAGTAGAAAGTGCATCTTT